TTGGACGTGCAGCCTCAACCGCATTCGCTAAGCGCTCCAACATACCGTGGCCCGCCCAGTGTCCGTATAGAAAGATAGTAGTGTCATTAGATTGCTTGAATCCAAAGTTTGCTCTGTCGCCCATTTTATTCCGCCTTTGTTAGTTGTTGTTCTTGCTCGTAGTTAAGCAATTGTATCATTTCTTGGGCCCAGTCCACAAGTGGCTCGCCCTGTTCATTTTTATGGTGCCCGCAGAAGTAAAGAGACATTTCTTCTTTCTTTGCTTCCCACATAGCTTGAGCTGCACATTGATCACACTTAAGCCACTCAGCCATCACAGTTTCCCACCTTCAATCATTTCACAAAGACGGTCAAGAATCCAAGTATCGATATCGTTGATATCAATCTCTGATAGTCTTTCCATCATCTCTTCACGAGCAAACTTATACCCGTCATCAAAACCATCTTTGTAATCTGACATTACTTCTCCTTATATCCTGTCGCTTCTCTATCTGACCAATATGATTCTGATAAATTATATTTGTCACGAATGCGACTTACTTTCTCAATACTACCAGTTCCAACATTGAATGTCAACGGCGGCATAAACTCAGGGTCAAGTCCAGTAATTTGTGCATCCCAATAAGCCATCTCAAGAGATAGCCTATCGGGAGCAGTCAACTCAAAATACATTATGCTTCCCTCACGTGGCAAACTTCGGTGTCATCAATTGTGATGTTACCGTTATTTGAATCAGCATAAAGAGCATCTGTAACTTCTGAATCAAGGTCCAATTCATAATCTGAATCTAATACATTGTATGTGTATGTTCCGCTAACTTCAAGAGTTGCGGTGAATAGAACTTCTCGAACTAGTTCAATGCCAAGCGCTTCAGCAATTGCACGAAGTGTATCTTGGTCATCTGAATCGGCATATGCCTCAGTGATAATATCCTTGACTGTATTAATCTTGTCTTGGTAAACACCATTCTGCTTCTGTGCCTGACGTGCATTGTGTAGGTCCCATTCAATTGATGTGACTTTGTCAGTTGCATATTCTGCATCTGAATAACCACGGATTACTTTGTAGGTAACCAATAGATTAGGGTTATATGTATCGGGGATTGGTGTTGTTGTTACTGTTGATTCTTCCATTGTTTCCTCTTCCGTTTGTAGGGGTGTATCTGTATACGGTATTGTAGCATCTTCCACTGACACCAAGGTGCAGTTTGAATTGCAACGGCATGTGAGATTCATCTCACCTGCAGGCCATCCATATCCATCTTTAATTGTATATTCAATTAGAGCGTCACAGTCTCCCGTGCACACCCAGGTATACTTATTATAAGTTGTCATCTGAGTATTATAGCGGGTGCCACTGACATATACAAGCTTTTCCAGGGCTTTTTTTACGATCCCCGTATGATTAAAATCACACCCGCAATACTGCGGGCATTGTCGACAAATCTATTTGGCGACCCCTACGGGACTTGAACCCGTGACCTCTACCGTGACAGGGTAGCGCTCTAACCAACTGAGCTAAGAGATCTTGCAGGCAGTTTTAAATCTTGCCTAGGATTTTTTTATTTAGAAAGTTGCAACCATTCGATACAACTTATTTTTTTCAGCAGTTAGAATTGGGTCAAAGCCTGATGCACCAGCCATTAGTGTTTCAGAATTGCCACGACCTGAACGATAGTAATCAAGGCGCTCAGTTAGTGCATTGAACGCACCCCACTTAGTTCCCTTGATTGTAGCGTTAGTTGGTGAGTTATGATAAAGGTCATCAAGCAAGACAACTTTATTCTCCCACTTAGTTAGTGCAACTTTTGCTGCATCTTTATCTGGCTTAGGATAGATTGTCTGAATCAACTTAGAGAATTCAGCATCGGTAATTGCTTGTGAGTAAAGTGCTTTTGCTTGAACTTCGAATTCATCAAAGTATCCAAGAGCAAGCCCAAGAGTTTCACGAGCAACTTGAATGCGACCTTCAACAGATTGCGTGTGGCGAATTTTGAAAGATTGCTTAGCATTCTTCATTGCAAGGTTTAGCGTGTTTTGGCATACAACACGAACAGGTGTAACCGCTGCTTGAACAGCAACAGAACCATCGTGTGATGTCCATACAATTAGATATAACTTAGTTTGGTCATTAGCGCCCTGTGGGTCTAATACCATTGTGCGGGGAATATCGACAGTGCCGAAAACCACTTTACCCTTTTTTAGTGAGCCAGCAGATTCCCAACGGCAATCAGCATTGGCATCGTGAATTGCATCAGCGAATGCAAATAGTTCTTCATTCTGCACAGGCTTGTAACGCTTGCCAACAGTTGCGAGAACATCTACACCCTTATTGAATGGGTTATCACGAATGACAAGAGATGCCTGAGATACATCATTCCAAGATTCTGAAATGTGGTCAGTTAGTGGAGATAAGCGAACATTCCAATTGGAAAGTTTTGCTTCATCTAGCATTGTTTGAGTTGTGACTTCCTCATCTTTTGTAAAGATGCGGTTTGCAAGGTTGTGCCAAGCAGGAGCGCCACGGAGAGCGAAAGCAACTTCGCCATTTTCGACTTCGAGATTATGAGCCATTTTTTACCTTTCGTTTGTTGTTAGGTTTATTATAACAGGTGGGTCTGACATTATCAATGGTTAGATACAATATGTCCGAATTGGGCGGTGTGATCATTCTCACAAATTTCCAGGGCTTTTCCACAGGCAGCCGTAACCCTGTGGATAACCCCGCACCCTTGCGGGCATTGTCGACATTAGCAAAGCTGCGGCGGGACCGATAAAGATCCCGCCCTAGCCTTATACTGATTGGAATTTATTAGTAATGCTTTCATCAAGAAACATTGCTGTAACCTTTTTCTTTTTTACATTGTCATACACGTAAGCATTTACTCTTCCGTGAAACTTTCGCAAATTAGAAAAAACTAATTCATTTAGGTATTCTCTATCAACACCTTGGTCTGAATAAATAGTTACATCATTTGATTTGTTTGCGTCATAGATTTCTACACGATAACGATTTTTCATTTTGGTCTTTCTTTAGTAGGGATAAGAAGTATAACATTGGGGGCTAGCTTTTGTCTAGCCCCCATAAGATTAAGCGCCGATTTTTACCATTGCCCAGCGAATACCATTTTCTGTATTCAATCCAAGTTTAGTTAGAGTTGGACGAATAGAAATGATTTCCTCGATGGTGCCAGTAATTCCTGATTTGCCAGTTGTGAATACATCTCCCTTGCGGTAGAAGCGACCCTTAGCGGTATCTAGAATTGGTGACATTTTATTTCCTTTCGGTAGTTGGTTGGTGAGCAGTTTAGCAACTTACTCAGGTTGTTTGGGTTTAGGTGTCTAGACTTTGCGTGCTAACCCCCCAAAACCTATTTAGAGATACTTAGCAATCTGCTTCATTGTAGAAGCATTTACTGTTTCCTCATCTGTCATTTTGAGAATTGTGAGAGCATTTGTAATGTCCTCTTTCATCTCACGATACTGGTGCTGATGGATAACCTCAAAGTCCTTTTCAGGTTCAGCAGGGAAACTTCCATCTTTTGTGATGATGTCAAAATCAACATTGAGAGTGTTGTTCCATTGACGATAGTTTGTGCGAAGGTTCTCAGCCTTTGAGAAGTTGGCAATAGCCCACTTGCCAATTTCCTTGCGCCACGCTTCTTGCGCTTTGCCGAACTTTGCTTCCTTTGCGGTCTGTGTGTTGTAATCGTTTTCTAGCGTTGCTAGACGAGCCTCTAGTGCCTTGATTACTTTGGTCGTTGCGACCTTTACTGTGATTTGTCTGCTCATTTATTTATTACCTTTCGTTGGTTGGTTGGTTGATTAGTATAGCAGGTGCTACTGACATTTCCCCGAAGGGAGAGAGTTCTTACTTACGACATTGGGCGAGAACACTCTCTCAAACTGCCCCTGTTTCGCTAGGTGATTAGGCTAGGCTATCTGCTAGAACTGTTGTCCAGCGTTCTCCGTTGTCTGTTTCCAGACGAACTCTCACCGAGCCAGATGAGTTAGGAATAATCTCTTTGATTACTCCTGTTTCCTTAGACTTCAGGGTAGTGAATAAATCACCGACCTGATAGACTTTGTTATCTATTGTCATTTTGCTTCCTTTCTTGTTAGGGTCTTATTATAGCAAAGGGGTCTGACATTTTATACCCCAATCTCATTATGCGAGATACCAAGCGTGTGAGATAACTCACACGCCTAGTTTTGATCTCAGTATTCGCTCTCAGGTAGCCAAGCGTCTAAGTGGTGTTGTTCGATAATAGCGGAGGCGGGTGCAAACTTTTCTCCACGATACGATACGCCTTCAGGCATTTCGATTAGTTTATTATAGTCCTCATCATAGTAAGCATCTATTGCTTCGATGCAAGGTTGCACCATAGAATAAGGAACGGGCGGGTAATGATTACCTTGTAAGTGCATAGCAATACCTTGTTCTAAATCTAAGTCTGCTAAATCTAACGCTGTGTTGTATCCCATTATTAGTTTCCTTCCGCAATAGTTACTTCAGCCCAAGTGTTGAACTGGTTAGCGGTCTGCAATACATTAGACTCACCAAGTGCGTGTAGTGTTGCTTCCTTGCACATTTGCGTCATTGTTTCTTTATCAAGAGCAATTAGCGCAGGTAGTAGATTAGCGGGAATAGTATCAAGGTTGATAATAGCCTCGAATACTACTGTGTGCGGAACACGAATTTCATTTTTCATTTGTTGCCTTTCGTTGTTGGAATAAGAGTATTTTACCATTAGCCACTGACATTACCTAATCCATCCTCGGCGTGTCGCAGCTTTTGTGAGAATACTCACATTTTTTGGGGGGTTGTGGATAACTGCCGTAACCCTGTGGATAACCCCGCACATTTGCGGGCGAGCTTGATCTTGTCAAGTCGACACGCCGCTAGCCTTTCAATACGGCCCATATGGCGACAGGAATCGGAAGTACAAGGGCCGTTAGCAATACAATTGCAAGAACAGATCCGATTAGGTCCGTCATTATTTTTTACTCGCAGAAAATCTAATATCCGCTTTACCATAAACACACAAGCCACACGATACACACGCAGAACCTGCATTGCTAATTAGTGGAATTGATTTCATATTCTCAGGACATTTTGCACCAGGCTTGCCCGTCAATTCTTTCATTGTGCTTTCGGTTACGGCGAATGTCTTCCCTAAGTATGCAAGGCGAATTCCCTCATTTACTTTTAGTTCGTGGCCGATTTCTTTATTCTCATCATCGGTGGAATAGTAAAGAGATAAATTAGATACATCCTTTAGAATAAGCGCTGCAGACTTTACACGTGTGTAAACCCAAAATTGAACATCGGTGTGCTCATTGATTACATTCTTCCAGGCATAGGTATAGAAATCATTGAAGAAGTCTCCGTCCCAGTGGATACGGAATAACATAGGGGCGTCTTTCTTTACACAATCAGCCTTGAAATCAATAATCATTTCATTTAGCAATTGATACATTGTTTCCATATCGGCATTGCGTAGCAATTCCCAATTGTGTAACAGATTAGTTTTTACTCCCTTGAAGAGCTTTTCCAATTTGCCTGCATAGCAAACAGTCTCACAGATAGACGTTGCACCAGGACAAGAAAAGTCTTTTCCTGCAGGTAGCCCGAACGTGTTCGCAATTGCGGCTTGCTTTCCATTTTTTGTGACAAGGTTAGCCACCTTTCTATCATTAGAACGTTTTAGTTTCATAGGCGCAATTATAGCGGTTAGGTCTGACATATTAGTAATCCTCATCCATACCGTGGCCTGCAGACGCAAGAGCGTCGGAATCAGCCCAGCCCGTTAGTTCATAAAATTCCATTTCTTCGGAATCATAGCATTCAGCGCAAGTGTAGTCATCACCATAAATTTCATATTCTTCAATTGAATCAAAAGTTTCTTGAGCGCCACAAATTTCATAGTTCAAGCAAGCGACAGTAAATAGTTCCATAATGGACCTCTTTCGTTAGTAGATACGGAAATTATAGCAGACTAGACTGACATTTACTAATCGACACGCAAATTTCCAGGGTGTTTTAGATCACATCCTTAACGACACGCCCGACCCCGCAGCTATGTGGGCGCTTTGTCGACAAATTAATTTTATTGATCGAATTTATTTTTATGTTTTATTTTGCGTGTGTATTTTTTTTTATTGCGAACAGGTTGCGCCGCATTACTGCGACGCAATTCCTGAATGCGTTTTACTTTATCTTGAAGTGAAGTTAGGAACATTATAATTACTCGCTTCGTGAAATCGTTTTACATCAAATCGCTCATTATCTTTTGCAAACATCTCCGCAAAATCGTGAACAGTTTTAGAAAAAACAGCGGGGTGAACTTTATTGCTGAGATACTTTAGAATTTCAGCCGTTGCAATATAATCTTTTCGTGTCATCATTTTACTGCCACCATTCCACTACGATAGAAAACTTTTGTATAGCATTTGCCAGTTGGCGTGTAAATATTTACAGTTGAGTATTCGTTAGCCATTCCCCAGTCAGTAAATAAGAAAAAGTTTTCCCACGCACCAAATTCGTTTTCGTATTCGGCAGACCAGTGGGGAGCGTTGCTATCATAGGCGCAAGTTATTTTATACATTAGTTTCCCTTTCGTTAGTTACGCATTTACATTGTGTTATTTGTATTGTATCAGTTTCCACTGACACAATGGCGAGAGTATCGCAATTATCGCAAATCCACATTCCAGCAATTTCGCTCATTAGTAATTTACCTCTAATTCATTAGGATTACATTCGCAAGCCTCTACATCGTATTCAGTAGCGTTGCCAAAAAATTGCCAGCCTTTACCATTACATAAATCGCAATTTATAATTTCATCAAGTAGTTGTTTCATTTTAGCCATTTAGGTTTTCCCTTTCGTTTGTTGAAGTTGTAATTGTAGCAGATAGCACTGACAAGGCTTCCGCCCTGCTTGCTTCACGTGTTGCCAATACGTGTTTTTTGAATTCGTCTAAGTTCATTCGAACGCACCTTCCTCTAATAATCCTAATTCGATGTTGAATAATTCATCGGGTGTTGCTTCGGATAAATCTACCCAGCCAGCACCCTCGTTGTCCATACGGAAAATTTCGATGTATCCCATTATTATTCACCAACCTTTACTGCGATTGTTGCGAATTTATTTCGCAGACCGCCAGCACGAACCTCGATTAGATAGGCTTCAGTTTTTTCGCCATAGTAAATTTCTGGGCGATGTTCAGCAGAAACAATTTCGCCTGAAAAGTGGCGAGAGTTTGAGCGATAGTTTTTTCCTACAAGTAGGCTTTCGATTGTGTATAGTTTGGTAGCCATTGGCAGACCTTCTTTCGTTTGTTGTTATGTATGGAATTATACACGAACCCACTGACATTTTCACATTACTAGCCAGTAAATCCAAATACTGAGACGCTCAAGTCGTGTGATAAGCATCACACCGAAATGTCCGATTTGTCTGTCAAATCGACACGCCGTAAATTTCGGGGGATTTTATAACGACTTCATAACGACACGCCCGACGCCGCACCCTTGTGGGCGCAGCTGCCGATTTGTCAAATCGACACGCCGCTTTTATTTATTCATTTTCTAATTCTGCTAAATAATCTTCGTGCTCTACTAATCCAATCGCAAACGCAACGGGATCGCAACACTCTAGAATTTCGGCGGGTGTAAAAGTTGAGTAACCAATCTTTACAGTTGGATAAATATCATTTAGTAAATCTATAAAACTTTCTTTGATTTCTAAATCTTTCTCAAATTGTGATTTATTCATTTAGTCCCCCATTTTTTATGTCCTTGATTACGGCGATTAGTAGCGGGATAGTTACGCCCGCTAGTAGTAATTGGACGGCGGTAGTTAGTAGGCGATTAGTAGTCATTACTTATTCTTCTTTCTCTTATAAATCTTATAAGCAATACCTAGCAGGGCGCTAGTAATTAGTAATTGCCAAGATAGTGCTACATAAGCCCATTCTGTATCTAGCATAAATCCATAGGTGTCAATCTCAATAGTCATTAGTCATTCCAATCTAGTGTAAGTGCCTTGTGTAATTCATCTTCATCAAAGTCATCAGCATCAAGGTCTATTGCGCCTTCTGCTAGTGCCTTGTTATACATTTCTTCTTCATCTAGATAGACATAAGCGTCTGCTACATCTGCTTGGATAGTATCCCATTTAGTCATCATTACTTTACCTCTACTTCTCTAATGTTATAAGTGAAACCCTTACCGAGTTTATTTAGTTCAGCGATTACCGCTAAGATTTCTTCGGGCTTACTAGCCTTTTGATTTACGGCTAATAGTTGAGAGCCTTGCCATAGTGTATAAGTGATAGTCATTATCTGTTCTTCTTTCGTTAGTAGTTATAGTAGGAATTGTAGCGCATAGCGCCGACATTGTATAGCGACACGCCGTTAGGCGTTAGTGTGATTATGGTCACACACGGACTCAATTTCGTGTCCGAACTCCTCTACGAGTTCCTCGTAGATTTCGTCCATATAATCAAGATAATCGTTCATTAGATTACTCCCAACTTCTAGTAGTAGCATAAACCTTGCGAGTGCTAGGCTTGTAGTTAGGCAACTCGGTTAGAGTAACCTCTAGGATAGTGCCACGCTTGGCAACTAACTCTAGGTAGTCATTAGCGTATTGCTCGCTAGGAACTGTTAGCGTAGTGTGGCTACGCTCTGTTGATAATGGATAGAGAGGATTAGTATCCAACTCTACTGAGTAACTTAGTGAAAACATTTTGTTTTCCTTTCTTTATCAAGAACCTTTCTTGATTTTCTTTATAGTATAACTCTAGCAGGGGGGACTGACATTTAGGGGGGTTACTCGCTAGTATTCGCAAACTATTTTTGTGAGTTACACCACACTCACGCTCAAGATTATAGGGTTATGGGCGCACTATCGGACAATTCGGACATTAAAAATAGTGTGTATCATACAAATTAAAAATATATTAACATTTTCTCAAAAGTGACTTTGATCTATTGACTTGCGAAAATATAAAATGTTATACTTGGAAAGGTTTCGGGGGGTTACACTAAGACTCAATATACCAAGTAACACTTGGATTAGAATCTAGTAAAGCTCTCCCCTATCTTTCCAAAAAGATTTTTTAAATTTGGGGGGTAGGGGGGGTTTGCTAAAATCTAATTCCCAAGTATCCACTATACAATAAATAATAAAGATATACAAGATAAAAAATATTTTATTAACATTATGTAAAATCTTAAATCCTAGTCGACTGATAATTAGATTGATATATAATTAAGCTATGTCTCCAGAGAAGATGTCGATCAAGAAACAGAAAGACTATCTGGCACGTTATTTAAAAGAATTAAAAGAAAAGAACCCTTGTATGGATTGCAAGATCTCCTATCCGTATTATATGATGGACTTTGATCATGTTCGGGGAACCAAGCAAGCAAATGTGGCGGAACTAATCAATACGTTATCTAAGAAACGGCTGGATGCGGAAATAGCCAAGTGTGAGATAGTTTGTTCAAATTGTCATAGGGTAAGAACCCATATGAGAAAAATGGGAAAGAAGGTTTCATGAAATTCTGTACATATTGCGATAAGCTCTCATATACATCTAAACTATTACAAGATGGATCTATGAAATTTTACTGTCTAGAACATGCAGTAAATATTGCAGTTGACTAGGATTATGGTATAATATATATATGAAAAGATGTTCTGCACACACATGCTCATTGCCATCATTTGTATTTAGAAAAGATGATCCATCTATTGGATACTGCATGGCACATGGCATGGAATACGCATACGTTATGAAAGCTAGAGAATCTAAATGAATTGGATTCAAGCAACAGTAATATTTGGACCTATATTGGTTCTATTAATAGCATTTTGGGATGATATCAAATGAAGAAGATCTATGCTTTAATTGCTCTAACTGCGACAGCAGTCTTTTCAGGTCTTGCTATGTCTAAATTTTTAAATTGGGCGGGTAAGCAAGAAGATATCTTTGATTTTGACCTAGATGAAGATATAGACAGTGAAGACTTCTAATCTATATAGGTCAATACAATGGATTGCTTGGCTTCTTATGGGTATGTATATTATATCCTGGCTATTGTAGAAAATTGCTAGCTTTTTTTCTCCCGCCCTTTTAAGGGTCTAAGTATCAGAGATACCAAATATGACCCGTTAGGGCTTTAGAACCCTCGTAGAGGGCTTATATGGGATATTCTAGAAAATGTTGCAAAGTAATATATGGGTCTTCTATCGCCGAAGCACTTTTTTCGCACTTTTTACACTAATTGCACTATATGTCTGATTTGTACGGTATTAACCAACTACCCAATCGCCATGCTTATAGATCCAGTCAACAAAAGAATACTTAACGCCAGAAAGAACTTCATCCGATAGATACGCTTGTCCTTGATCAATTGGGAAACAATACAAAGTGTTTGGCTTAAGTTCTATCTTAGATCCATCAGACAAAAGTTTTATATCTCCGCCAGTCCATTCGCCTAAATAATAAAGCGCTATGTAGTCTGCTGACTTCCATGTATCCTTACCGCCCCACATTCTGCTTACATCGTCACCAGGTCTTGTTCTATTAATTGTGTTATGTTCGTTTGTCCAATATTCATTAATTATTGCTTCAACTATTGCAGCGTTTAATGTTTGGATAGTAAGTGGTTTTGAAATTCTTGCGTATAGTTCTGAAGTTTCAGGTATACCGTGACCAATCCAAGATTCTTCATCAAGAGATTCACATTGAAATAAAATGTATGTGTAGTCTTGAGGATTTAACAGATCGTCGTACTTGAGAATACCGTTTCCAATGTCAACAAAGCCTGGCTTCTGGTGCAAATAAACTTGTTCAATAGGAACATCGTTTTTAATTTCAAATTGTTGAATAGTTTCTAGTTCTGAAGAATCGTTTTGTTCTTCAATAATATTTTCCCAAATAATCTCAGCCATTTTATTTCTTTTCTGTTAAAAAAGTAGAATAAGCATATCTTATTCCGCTAGTAACTTCTGCTACGCCGTGTCTAATTAAAGCACCGTGTATTAGTAAATCTCCAGACTTAGGCTTTATTTTTAAACCAAGTGATGGGTAATACAATTCTCCGCCTTCAAAGTTATCTGTAAAGTATGCAACTGCCCCATATTTTGTTATTGCACATGTATTAAAGTCATCGTTTGAAGTTGCTTCACCATCTTCACCACAGGTATCTTCATGCTCGTGCATACTATCTCCAGGAAACATTCTGTGAAAAGAGGAATTTCTTGTAGCTACATATCCTGGATCTACTAGATCAGATACTCTTTCGTTAACCTCAAGCAATTCTGGTATAGCTTTACTGACCTTGCCGTTATACCAATCTAGCGGACTATTTGCTTCGTTCCACTCAGGCTCTGTTAAGCTGTTTGCAATATTCTCTAATGAGATACACTCTTCTTTACTTAAAAAATTTTCGTATACCCAAATTTCGTCGTATATTTTTTTAACGTTTGGGTTGTTGTCAAAATTAAGCATCTTTTTTCTTTCTCCAAAAAAATATCTTAGATAGAATTTTTTCTACCCGAAGTTCTATTCTAGTTTCCATTTTGCCCGCAGGAGTTTCTTCCTTATAATACTTTGTTCCAAAGTAAGGATTCTTCATTTGTTTAGAAAACTCATGAGGGGTCATACTTCTATTATACACCCCAAAAAACAAAAAACCCAATCAGAGGCGGATCCGATTGGGCTTTGCTGCCATTTAAGGCAATTATAGGGAACAATAAATTGCTCGACCTATAATATTATTGTATTGTATACAATATTTTAAGTCAAGACTAATCTACAGAAATCATTCCTCTTGCAATTAGTGCATCAACAATTCCGCTACACATCTGATTATATCCAGGCTGTGCTTGCAATAAAGCTTTTTCTAGTTCTACCAGGTCTCCCTGTGCTTGTACGGTTGCCTGTCTTGATTGAATATTAATCTGTTCAACCATTGTGTCTACTACTGCTTCTTTAGTCGCCATTTTCTTCCTTTTCTTCTATTGAGTATGATGGACTAGGACCCAAAAGGAATCCTTCTTTATGATATTGTACCATTTTCCCTACTTCTTCTCCACCTACCGAGCCCTTTGCTATTAAGGTCAGCATATCGTAAATACGGTGAAGCATTATATAATTTACCATAGGCAAATTGTCTTCTAGCGCTTGTGGATCTTTTTCTTCCATTATGGCCTCCCCATATCGTTCCAAAATATTTCCCTACCCATAGCGTCTTTTTCTAATATGGCATTTCCTTCAAATTCATATGAGGAAAAGGTCTCTTCTTTCGCCGCACTGAAATTTGCACTATTTTGCGGAATCACTTTAACGTGAAAAAAATTCTCTTCTTGTTCACAGGTGCATTGCCCATTTTTACATTCATCCAACATTTTCCACTGCCCTTACGATATCATCGTAGTCTTTAGACCCAAGTATTTTTTTATATTCACAGGATAAGCAATAAATAAATACCCTGTCTTCGCCGTCCTGATTAGGTAAAAGAGAGCCCTGATCCATTGGGCATAAAAGCTCTGGAACAAGGCCCTCTTTTGATAAAGAGAGATACTTCGATACATACTGTATCTTCATTTATTCTACTTCTTTTCAGTTGTTGGGAATCGCAATAGCCATTCCTGCGCTTTAGGGGTCATACCCTTCCAGCTTGACCAATCTAAACCGCCGTTGGTCATATAATACGTTATCTCTGCGTTTGTTACTGGGTCGAATAACTCTTTGTTACTCTTTAGGTCGAACTTCTCAAGTCTTTCAGGACCAAGATTTCCGATCATGTTTATCTGGAATACTCCGTAAGAACTATCTCCAGTTTTCTTATCCCCGTTATATGCAAGCGGTCTTCCGTTAGATTCACGCTTTGCTATGGACCAAGCTTTCTTAAGGCCTACTCCTTCGAATCCTACAGTCTTGAGTAGTAATACTAGCTCTTCGTCTGTAAGCATCTCAGATGGCTTGTAAATTTCTTTACTGAACTTATCTAAGACTTCTTGCTTTAGTTGGGCTTCAGTTTTCACTAAAGGTTTTACTACTAAGGCTTGTGTAGGCTGGACTGGAAACATAAATAATGTTATCATTACTATTGTAACCAGATTATGAGCCAAATCACTAACCTGTTGTTTTATTTTCTCCATTGGCATTTCCTCCTCTAGAGATAACGAACTACAATCATAACATTGATAGGATAAACCTGTCAAGCCAGTCAACTAGAAAGAAAACATGAATATATCTTATTATACTATTCAAGCGGGACTAAATCCTGCTGTTGGCTTTGGCTATGCAGGAAAAAACATTGTTAAATCATTAAACAATTTAGGTCATTCTGTATCTTTTGCTAATCCCAAATCTACTATTCAATTAAACTTTACTCAGCCACATCATTATAAGTTGCATAGAAATCAATATCAAATTGGATACACCCCGTGGGAGTCAACAGCTATGAGACCAGACTGGGTTGAAAGATTTAATGCGTGTGATGAAGTTTGGGCACCATCTAATTGGTGTGCACAAGTATTTAAAGATAACGGAGTTACAAAACCAATATATATTTATCCACACGGTATAGAAGATATTTGGAAACCAAAGCGTAGAGTTATTAGAGAAGGACAACCACTTAAATTTTTACACATAGGAGAACCATCTCCAAGAAAAGACGGACAAATAGCAGTAGATACTTTTATTAAACTGTTTGGCGGAAACCCAAATTACCATTTAACAATTAAAGCTCATAAGTTTAATACTGTTAGAGTCTACGATCAATATAATAATTTTGTGAGTCCAGAAAAGGCATACGGTAACATAACTTTAATTACAGATGAGTTAGAAGAAGCAGATCTTGTTGCGTTGTATCACAGTCATCATGTTTTGTTATATCCTACCTGGGGAGAAGGTTTTGGTTTTATTCCGCTCCAAGGTTTAGCAACTGGCATGCCAGTTATATCAACATATGATTGGTCTCACTATGTGGACTACATGGGACCACTTAAATTAAAATCTAAACTTACAGATGAGACTTTACCTAAATCAGTTGGCGATGAATACATTGGTAAGATGTTTAAACCTGATGCAAAACATTTAGAAGAGTTGATGCGTGAAATAACTATGGATTACAATGCATACTCTGGTTATTATTTTGCTCAGTCAACTAAGATACACAAAGATTATAATTGGGATCAGTTGACCAAGAAAGCCTTTGAACATTTAGTAGAAAAATTTTCTTAGGGCTTCCCCTTTTAATTGATCTTTGGTAGAATAGGATCTTCACACTAAATTTAAATTAACCGCTAGGCGGAGAAAAAGGTATTATAAAATGTCTAAGACTATTGCAAACCCATACGAAAATTTCATTGCGTTATCCAGATATGCAAGATGGATATCAGAAGATAATCGCCGTGAGACATGGGGTGAGACAGTAGATAGATAT